ACGAGATAGGCTCCGGTCTCGTGGGCTCGGAGATGTGTATAAGAGACAGGGCGTGTACCCATCCGTGGCATCCTGTGGTGCCGCTGCCGCAGAGTTGGAGCAGGTTTTCGGGTTGGTGGAGCCGGTCGAAGGGGTGGCTTCGCGGTTCCCTGTGGTGGATGCTGTCGCCGCTCCAGTGGCTGCCGGTTTCCCGGTCGCACATGGCGCATCGGTATCGGTCTCGCCTCTGTACGGTTCTGCGGGTCTCGGCTGTTGGCTTGCTGCTCATCGGCTGGCCTTTCGTTGGCATTCGTTGATGATTTCCTTGGCTTTTTGTTCCGGGTTGATGCCGGTTTTGACGCTGGCCCAGAAGTCGGTTCTCATCGCGTCGGTGAAGGTGCCGGCCGGTACGTGGTCTCGGATGTGGCCGGTGATCCACCGGTCGTCGATGACGGTGCCGTCGGGCAGTGCGTGCCGGTATGGTTTCGGCTGGCTGGGCATGGTGTCCATGTATGCGCCTTGGCGCAGCCATCGGCTCATGTTGGGCGCGTATCTGGGGTCGTCCACGGTTTTGGCGTAGGCGATGACGGCTCCGATGAGCTGCGCTTCCGTCACGGCGGACGTGCCGTCGTGCCCGGCCACGGCTGCGGCCCACGCTTTCTCGGCTTCCCGTCGCGAGCCGGTGTGGCGTGGGTAGGCGTTCCACGCCGTGGCGAACGGGTCGGCCAACGCCCTGGCCTCGGCCTCGGCGACCGACGCGGTTTGCTTCGATCCCGGCCCGGAGGGGTCAGGGGAGGAAGAAGGCATGGTTTTGGTTTGGTTAGGTACGGTAGTGCTTCCTGTTTGCTTTGTTGAAGTTGAAGCAGTCTGCTTCGCGTCTGCTTCGTTTTGCTTCCTGTTTGCTTCGGCTTTCGCCCTGCGGGACTCGCCCGACGCCTTGCCTCCGGCGTGGCCGGCGACGACCTTCTTCTCGTGCAGTTCGGCGGCTTCTTCGGGCGTAAGCGGTTTCTTCTGGTTCTTGAAGCTGCCGAACACGGCGAGGCCGCGACGGGTCACGACCCTGTACACGCCTTCGCCGGCCTCCTCGAAGAGCCCGTTTTCAACGAGTTCGCGCACGAGTCTGACGGTGCCGCCCACGCTTCTGACGCGCTTGAGGTCGAAGGTGCCGTCGAACGAGTCCGGCCGCGTGTATATCTGGTGGTCGCACCACGTCACCATCGTCGCGTACAGTCCGCGCGCGGCCATGCTGCTGTCCTGCACCGCAGGATCGAAACCGAAGGTGCTGTCGAAGTTCACAGACATGGCGCGCCGCCTTCACGACATGCGATAATCGACTTATGAGCAACGACAAGAAGACCCAGCGCTGCATGTGTGTGACGATTGATTTCGAGCAGCTTACGTTCGGTGAGCTGCGCAAGTTCGTCGAACTGACGGCAGATCGTGAGGACGATGAATTTGTGTGCGTCAACGACAATGACGGAGTGCCGGACGGCTTTATGGCGTATGTGGACGCAGAAACCATAGACGTCGTGCCAACCGATGAGACGTCGGAGCGCTGATATCGACCACATCTTTTCCTGAGCCACCCCGTTGCGGGTGGCTTTTTTGTTTGCCTGCTGCATATAAGCCTCTCTCAATGTGTGGTTACTTGATCTCGCCGGTGGTCGGATCGACGGCCTCTCCTCTGTCGGTCTCGTCAGCATCGTCGTCGGGATCGGGATAGTCGGGCGCGCTTTCCTCGAACGTGGCGAGGCTGTCGTGGAGGTTGTCGTACAGGACCGCGCGGCGTGCGTCCTTCGGATAGGTGAGCAGCCGGTTGATGACCTCGGCGCAGTCGATGATGTGCTGCGCGAGCGCGTCCGTGTCGTACACGGCCTCGGTGTACGGGTCGATCTGGTGGAACTTGTCGAGGTAGGCGTCTTTGGTTTCGAGCTGCATCTTGTGGTTGACCGCGCGGCGGAAGTCCACGGCCGCCTGCTTGATCTTCGCGCACGAGCTGTTGAAGTCCAGCAGGCTCAGCGGGCTCATTTCGTCGGGTATGAGCGCGTCCTGGACAAGTCCAGAGTCATTTTTCTTTGCCATGAGGGTGTCCTTTCTAGAATTCCGGGTCGCCGGTGTCGGCGGCGAACATGTCCGTTGTGTAGCCGCTGCCGCCGTTGGCCCACGGGTCGGACGCCGGCGGCTGAGACGGCGCGGCGGCTGGCCGTGGGCCAACGGGCGGGTTGCCCGCGGGGTTGCCGTAGGTGCTGCCGCCCTGACAGCCGTCGTGGCCGCCCTGTTTCGTGACCTGCGCGGTCGCGTAGCGCAGGCTGGGGCCGATCTCGTCCACGGTCATTTCGACCACGGTGCGGTTGGTGCCGTCCTGCGCCTGATACGAGCGTTGGGAGAGCCGGCCGGTGGCGATGACGCGCATGCCCTTGGACAGCGACTGGGCGCAATGCCCGGCGAGGTCGCGCCAGGCGGAGCAGCGCATGAACAATGACTGGCCGTCCTCGTACTGGTTGGCCTGCCGGTTCCAGACGCGCGGCGTGGAGGCGATGGTGAAGCCGCACACCTGCGTGCCGGTGCCGGTGGTGCGCAGCTCGGGGTCTGCGGTCAGGTTGCCGACGATCGTGAGGATGGTTTCGCCGGCCACTAGTCCTCGTCCTCCATGTCCTCGATCCAGTCGCCGACGAACGTGGCGAGGACGTGCGCGTCCTTGGCTGCGCTGCTCGCGATGCCCCATGCCACGTCTTCGCGACGGTTGTGGCAGTGCAGGGCGAGGTCGGAGAGCGCCGCATAGGCCATGTCGGCCACGTCGCGCATGTGCTCCAGCTCGTCAAGCTCGCCGGCGTCATCCGGGCCGTCGTCCTCTTCCTCGTCGTCTTCGTCGTCGATGACGGTGCCGAGCGGCTTCCGGTCGCTGGAGGCGAACATGTCGGCGAGCGTCTTGCCATTGGGCAGCACAGGTTCGAAGGATATGTAGGCCTTGGCTTTCTCGCTCAATGCGAGGCCGGCTTGGTCGAGCGCCGTGACGAACAGTTTTGCCAGCTCACCGCCGGAGACGGACACGTCGCCCTCGATGAGGCCGTAGAACTTCTCGGCGAGTTTTTCGGCCATTTCCTCGTTGGATGTCATGATGTTCCTTTCCTGATGTCCCGTTTCCATGCCCATTCGCATTCCGCGCCGATGGTCGCCGCGCCTCGGTCGATGACGAACGCGGCGGGCGACGGCATGAGGATGAGGCGCGGGTAGTCGAGCCGTGAATTGCATTCGCAGATCGCGTCCAGCGCCTCGGCGATCAGTTCGCCGGGCGTCATGGTCAGGCCCCGTTCGGTGATGGGCCAGACCATGAGACTGCGGTGGGTGTTCATGGGACTCCTTCGTTTGGTGCGGGGCCGCGCTGGCGTGGTCGACGCCGGCAATGGAGACCACCGGCTCGCACGCCATCGCTTCCGCAATCCACTGACTTCCTGTCGTATGGGGATGGATCGCGGCCGACGTTGACGCGGCCCCAGTGGACGGCGGCCGAATCGAACGGCTTCCCGGTCTTTGCCCGCGCCCACCTGACGCGAATCTCGACCGGGGGCGAACCTGCCCGCCCTTGGCGCGCCGCCGGTGGAGAGAACCGGCGGCGCGATCATTGAGAGAGGTGGTGTTAACGACTTGTTCCTTGTCGCCGCCCGCCGCATCGGAAGGAAGGTCGCAATGGCGGCGGGCAAGCCTTAAATGGTCAGCACGAGCGCGCAGAGAATGACGAGCCTGAGCAACTGGTACACAAGCGCTCCCGGCTTGACCTTCGTTTCGCGCAGCGTGCCGATGAGTATGAAGTATTCGAGCAGCGCGTATCCGAGGATCACCCACTGCTGCCAGACGAGTGCATCGAAGTTCATTCGCCGGCCTCCTCGAACAGTGCGACGAACACCACGGGGCATTCCACGAACGCCCAGAACGCGGCGAGGCCATTGCCGATCGGATGCATGCAGGCATCGTGAGTGAACAGCCATCCCACGCAGACGACGAACGATATGACGGTCAACAGGCCGATGGTGTACGGATAACGCTTGAACATGACCGCCACCCCTACTTGGTCTGGACGAGCGTGTCCGCGCCGTCGGGGACGACGACGAGCTGGTCCGCGTTGGACAATGCGTCGATGTAATGCTGCTTGAGCACGTTGTCGGTCAGGCTCTCGTTGAGCACGGCGTTGGCGTCGGCCTCGCCCTGCGCCTTGATCTTCTTCGTCTCGGCCTCGGTCTTGGCGACCTGCTGCTCGTTGAGCGCCTTCTGCTTGTCGATCTCGGCGGCCTGCGCCTCCGTGTACTTCTTGGTGATGGCCTCGCCGTAGCGCACGTCCTGCACGCTGACCTGCTCGACGGTCAGGCCGATCTTCCTCCACTTCGCCGCCAGCACATCCTGCACCGCCTTCGTGTACTCGCCGCGATTGGTGAGCATCGTCAGGGTGTCGAACCGGCCGGACTGTTCGCGCGCCACGGAACGCAGATCGTTGCTGATGTAGTTCTGCGTGAACGTCTGCTGCTTGCCATACTCCGAGTACAGGTATTCGGCCGCGCTCGGATCAAGGCTGTAGTTGACTTGGACGTCGATGTCCGCAGAAGCGCCGCTCCTGTCGTTGACGGCGACCTGCTTGCCGACCGCGCTGCCGCCGTCGTACTTGTAATCGGTGTCCTTGTAGAAGTTGATGAGGTTGTTACGGGTGTCGTATTTGATGACGCTCTGCCACGGCGTCTTCCAATGGAAGCCCGCGTCTTCGGAATGGCCGGCCAGACTGCCGCCCATGTTGCGGATGACCGCGACCTCGCCCACGTCCACGGAATACAGGCATGCGGGAATGAGCAGCAGCAATCCGACGAGGCCCGGAATGAGGCCGATGCCGGCCCCCTTGACGTCGCGGGACATCGCGACGCAGGTGACGGCGGCGCTGAAGAGCAGCAGGATGATGGAGATGACGAACCAGATCATGAGGGTTCCTTTCAGAAGATAAGGCCCTTTCCCCGTGCCGGTAGGCTTGAAGCTGCAACACAAACAATCCGCTGCATGCGGGGAAAGGAAGTATTCAAATGGGTGGAGCTGCAAGCTGGGCGAGCTCAGCGGAAACGAAGTTCAAGCAGGCTCAGGCAAGCACTAGAAATGCCTATGAGTCACGGATGACCGAAGGCCTAGCGGACATCGCCCAAGCGTTGTTCCAAATCGACTTACGGCTTGACCGGCTCGAAAAGAAACTGGACGGTCGGGGTTAAGCCTTGCCAGTTTGCGCTCGCTGATGACGTCGTGGCGTATGTAAAGGCTTTCCATGTTGAGCTGTGCGCCACGACGCTCATAGGCGTTACTCATTTCGCCTCCAGCAGTCGGAGAACGTCGCCCAGCTCGCATTGCACGATTTTGGTGACGTAGACGCATGCCTTGTTGCCCAATGCCTCAACGATGATGGGCTGCTCAGGAGTGACCTCGGCGATATAGCCGGCGTCATGCTCGTTCAGGAACGATTGAACGGCTTTGACGTCGCCATCGAAGCTCTCGATGCGTAGAATCTCATACCGCCCCTGATGATGCGAGCGGTCTGGAATGACGCCATTCTGGACAGTATCGGCTTTGAGTGTTCCAATGCGCACCCAATGGCCGGCACCGTCCGCGCCATCGCCCTGTGTCTCGGACGCAACACTGACCACAGGTTTCGGGCACTCGGGACGACTGACTATGCACGCTCGCAGTACGTTGCCGAGCGCGAACAACAGGGACAGCACACCGTACAAGCCCATACGCCAATCCCTCTGGACGATCCCGGTCGGGATCATGGCGATACCGCTCAGAAACAGCACGAACGCGCAGACCTTGAGCATGCGCCGCATCATCCTGTCGCTCATGCCGTCACCTCTTCCGGCTGGGTGTTGTCTGTGGGCCACGGGTCAAGAGTGCGACCCATGAGATAGTCCACGGACGTGTCGAAGAAGTCGGCGAGCGCCTTGTAGTCCTTTGCAGAGAAGGGGCGAAGGCCGTTTTTCTTGTTGCTGTAAGTCTGTTCGATCATCCCAATACCAGCGGCGACTTCGCGCTGAGTCAGATGGCGAGCAGCTTCCAAATCATCGAGACGTTGCGCGATCTCGTGAGGAACTAAACGTTTTTCATTAGCGGTCATGGCTGTCAATATAGCATCGCTAAGCGATTTTGTTTAATCAGCGTGTCGCACTTGAGTGAACACTTCTACAGATATGCGCATCGCAGAGAAGGAAAGTCTAAACGAACTTGCTTAATTAAGCACTTTCGTTTAGCATTGCAGATATGACCGCAACACTCATTTCTCCGCCGGCGCAAGAGCAGGCGACCGACCCTCAGTCGATAGCACTACGCAACGTCGATATGCTTATGCATCTTGAAGGTAAGTACCGCAAGGACTTGGCCGCATACCTAGGACGAGTCCCGCAGGCTGTATCTAGGATGATGAAGAGCGGCAGCGCATGGAGCTTCAACGACATGTACCGAACTGCCGAATTCCTCAATGTATCAATTAACGATCTATCAGACCCGGAATTATCTCCGACAAAGGCCCTCGCGATAATCAACGCCTCTAGGGAAGAAGAAGGCCCGGACGATGGCGGCGAGCGCCGAACTGAATGGTCGTGGAAAACTTCGAACAAGAATGGAGGTTTGCCTGTCGTCAACGTTGACGACTTCCGCCTACGTGGCGGGGCATGGAAGGCCCCGGCTATGATTCTCGCGGCTTAGTTTTGAGCCGTTTGGGATCATAACCCAGAGGTCACAGGTTCAAATCCTGTCCCCGCTACTGCGGGCGGAGGCCGTCACGATTATTCGTGGCGGCCTTTCGTTTATCCGCCGTCGTGCCCTACGGGGCCGCATATCCGATCGGGGCGATGATGTCCTGTGAAAAAACAACATCCAAGCCCGCTCTGGGCAGAATCAATCAACCTATGGCTCGACTCCCTCAAGGCTGCGGGCTACTCCCCCAACACGATCGGCACCCGCCGATGCCAGATGTCCGCATTGTCGAGGGCGCTCGAAGGCGATCCGAGGGACGTGGAGGGCGACGACCTGCTCGCGCACTTCGCCGCGAAGGACTGGAAGCCGGAGACACGCAAGGGCGCGAAGAACGCCTGCGTCAGCTATTTCCGATGGCTCAAAGCGTCCGGCCGCAGCGAGGCCGATCCGAGCGAGTTCCTGCCCACCGTCAAGCGTCCCGAGCCGCATCCCCGGTCGTGCCCGGACGTGGTGATACTCGCAGCGCTGCGCAAGGCCACGGACGGCGAACGGCTCATGCTGCGCCTCGGCGCGGAATGCGGTTTGAGGCGCTTCGAGATAGCGAAGGTGCACAGCCGCGACGCGATGCGCGACCTCGTGGGCTGGAGCCTCGTGGTCGTGGGCAAGGGCGACAAGCAGCGCATCGTGCCCATCGGCGACGACCTAGCTTTGCTGATCCGATCCGCCAACGGCTATCTGTTCCCCGGCCGGTGGAGCGGCCACGTCGAATCATCCTACGTCGGCCGACACCTGAGCGACCTCTTGGGCGACGGATGGACGGCGCACAGCCTGCGCCACAGGTACGCGACAACGACCTACGCCGTCACACGAGACCTGCTGCTCGTCTCCAAGCTCTTGGGACACGCCTCGGTCGAGACCACGCAGCGGTACATCGCCATGCCCGACGACCGCCTGCGCGCCGCAGTGGAAGCCACGCGCCTCGCCGCATGATGTTGTATTGATGTCATATTGATGTATAATAGACGTATTAGGAGGTTTGATGGAGTTTGAATACGATCCGGCGAAGAGCGCGAAGAACCTCGCCAAGCACGGCATCGACTTCGAGGCGGCCCAGCGCATGTGGGACAACTCGAAGACGGTTACGCTGACCGCTCCGAACCCCGGAAACGACGACGTGCGTTACATCGTGCTCGGCATGATCGACGGCAAGCACTGGACGGCGATCACGACCAAGCGCGGCAAGCGCATACGCATCATATCCGTGCGCCGATCACGCAAGAACGAGGAGGCATACTATGACAGCCAAGAATGAGGTTAACGCCAAGGCGATCACCAGCGACCAGCTTGAGAAGATGTTCGACAACGGCGACGACATCCTCGACTACGTCGATCTCGACAATCCCGTGGTCGAGCATCATCCCCCGCTGGAGAAGCGGATCACGCTGACGATGCCCGCGTGGATGGTCAGCGAACTGGACGAGGAAGCCGCCGATCTGGCGATCAGCCGCAACGCCGTCGTCAACACATGGATCGCCGACCGGCTGCGCACCATGCGACGCCGCGAGGTCGTCCACGCCTGACACATATACGACGAAAAGCCCCCGAACCATACCGTGAGTGCGGTAGGTTCGGGGGCTTCTTGTTATTCGGCCTTGGATGCCTTGGCCTTGAGGGTGCTTGCGCCGATGACGACGCCGATGGTCAGGGCGACGGCGTTGATGGTCGTCGCGGCCGGATCGGCCCACGTCCAGCCCCATACGGGGCCGAGCGTCTGCACGAGCACGCCGATGGCCGGCAGCACGATCAGCGCGAGCCATTTGAGCACGTCATAGGCTCGGTTCGGCAGCAGCCAATCGGGCACGGTCGGCTCCGTACCGGCGGTCTTCAGTTCGGTGTTTTCGTCGGTCATATTGTCCTCGATTCTGTGATTTGAAACCTAGGAACCTCGCCCGGTGTCTGGTTCAAGGTTCCTAGGTCGGGTTCGGGTTATCAGTAGCGCAGCACTTCGCCGGGGTAGATCACGTTGGGGTTGCCGCTGCGATAGCCGGTGAGCTGCGTGTAGCCGATGCCGAGCCGTGCCGCGATGCCGCTGAGGGTGTCGCCTGCGCGGACGGTCACGGTACGGGACGGTGGGGCGTTGCTGCCGGTGGCGACGCTGCCGCCGCCGTTGTAGGTGACGACCTGACCGGGGTAGATCAGGTTCAGGTTGCCGCTGGGCACGCTCCACCTGGACAGCGGCCACAGGCCGGTGCGCGAGGCGATGCCGCTCATGGTGTCGCCAGCGCGGACGGTGACGCGCTTGGCGGCGGTCGTCTGCTGCTGCACGACGGTGGTGGTGCCGTTGAGGCGTTGGTTGACGATCGCCATGACCTTGTCGTAGTTCGCGCCGAGCGCGTCGCGTCGCTGCTGGCCGTTGCCGTAGTCGCCACGGATGGTGGCGGTGGCGAGGGCCTGTAGGTCGATGGTCTGGGTCGGCGGCTTCTCGGGCTGCGGCGGCGTGACCGGCTTGGCTGCGCCTGCGGGGTTGGCGTAGGCCTGCCACTGGCCGGCGTCGCCTCGGAAGTAGTTCAGGTCGAGCGGCCCGTTGTAGCCGCTGACCCAACCGTTCGAGGTGTACTGGCGCATGGCCTCGCCGTAGATCGCGTAGTTCCACGGTCGGCTCTGGTAGCCGGTCGGCGCGTTGCTGGCGTACTGGGCAACCCAGAGTCCGCAGTTGGCTCTCACGTCGCTGGGGATCTGGTTCAGGTATCCGGCGCTGGTGTACACCATCGGCCATACGCCGGTGAGCGTGTGCACGCGCTGCACGAACCGGCGCACCCAGTCGCCGTTTCCCCACTGGGCGTTCTGATAACTTTCCCAGTCGAGCACGAGCACGGCCCTGCCGATGTAGTCGCGTGCCCGGCCGACGAAGTAGTCGGCCTCGGACTCGGCGTTGTTGCCGCCGGCGTAATGGTACAGGCCGAGGCTCTTGCCCCGGTCCGTCACGCACCTGGCCTGCGTGCGCCAGCTCCCGCTCTCGAAGCCGACGCCTTGGGACACCTTGACGACGGCGAAGTCGTAGCTGGCGGTGCAGGTCACGTTCGCGGCCTGCCAGCCGGACACGTCGATGCCGACCATGTCGGCCATGGCGATGGCCGGCGTGGCGGCGAGCAGCATTGCCACGAATGCCGCGATGAGGGCCTGTAGCGGCTTGCTTTTGTTCTTGATTTTGCCCAATTCGGTTCCTTCCTGTGTGTTGGGTGGGCATGAAATAGCCCCCGCCGGGATCGGCGAGGGCTAAGCCTGTGGTTTTCTCGGGGCTATCGGCGCGTCCTGTATGTCCTGATTGACTTGGGTGCCGTGCCCGTTGCCACCGAGGCTGTGGTAGCTGTCGTAGACGAGCTGCGCGGTCCGTTTGGCGGCGTTGCCGGCGATGCCGCCGTTGGCGACCATTTCGCGCTGCATCTGTTCCAGCTTGCACAGCAGGAGCACGCGCACGCCGGCCTGCATGGCGTCGGCCCTTCGTCGGTGGCCGCGCCACCAGCCGAACATGTACCCGCCCAGGGCGGTGACGATGCCGGTGACGGCCCAGACGGTGAGCTGCTGGGCTATGGGGTTCATTCGTTCCCTTCTTCGCCCAGGGCGTCGATGTACTCCTTGACGGCTTCGCGGCCCGCTTCGGGCACGTCGTCGAGGGTCTTGCGACCGGCGATGACGAGGCGCGCGTACACGCGGATCATGGCTTTGCTCATGCTTCACCTCCTGCCAGCAGCTGGTAGATTTCGGCCAACGCCTCGTCCTGATCGAGGCTCGACGCCTCCAGGTCGCCGAGACGCCGACTGTCCGATTTGGACGCCTGCAAACAGTCGAGCCAAATGCTGTCGGCCTGCTCGATGGCCTCCTGTTCGGTCAGGTCGCGCACGGTATAGGCTTCGTCGGCGGTGTATTCCGTCCACGTGGCATCGCCGTCCTCGTGCACGACGGTGGCGATGTTGCGACGGATGCGGATGTCGGCGAGGCCGTCGCCGCGCGGGTAGTAGCTGACCTCTTCGAGGGGTTCGGGGCTGGATACCGTCTGGAGCATGGTGGTGCCTTCCTGTGTGTGATGGGCGTCGCGCTGAGGTATCGGATCGCGCGGCGCATGGTCAAATCGATGCGGTGCCTGCGTCGGTATTGGATGCTGTCGCTGTTGCGCAGGTATCCGTAGTAGGAGCAGCAGCGCCGCGCGAGCCGTTCGGTCATGGGCCGGCGTCTGGCGCGGCTGAAGGTGCGGCGGGCGCGGAGGAACACGCCGCTGCGGATGTTGACGCGGCCGTGGGGTCGGAACGTGTACCCGACCATGTCGATGGGTTCGAGGTCGAGGCGTTTGCAGTTCCATTCCTCGTGCACGTCGAGCTTGAGGGTGTCTTGCAGGTGGTGGACGGTGCGGCGTGCTGCGATCTTCAGATCTCGTTTGGAGGTGCCGATGAGCAGCAGGTCGTCCATGTACCACAGTTGGTGCGTGATGAGCCGGCGGCGGGTGATCTCGCCGGTGCGCCGGCTGGTGCGTTCGATGGTCATGGCCGGCGATTCGATCCAGTGGTAGGCGTGGCTCAGGTAGTAGTTGGCGAGCCATTGGCTCAGGTAGCTGCCGATGTTGAGGCCGTTGCCGCCTTGGTACCGGTCGATGAGGTGGAACACGAGGCGCAATAGGATCGGGTCGCCGACGTCGCGCGTGAGCATCGCCTTCAGGGTGGTGCGGTCGATGCTGGGATAGTATTTGCGCACGTCGAGCTTCACGAACCATTTGCTGGATCGTTCGCGTGTCCATCGTTTGATCGCGCGGCGGGCGTCGATGGTGCCGCGATTGGGGATGCTGGCGGTCTGCCATCGTCCCACCTTCGCGTCGAACAATGGCTGGAGGGCCATGACGGCCACATGGTCGTATATCTGGTGCCTGACCGTTTCGCGGCCGATGACGCGGTGCTTGCCGCTGATCGGTTCGATGCGGTTGAAGTACGTGATCCTCGTGTCTCGGAAGCGGCCTTCGCGTATCTCGTCGGCGATCCGCATGGCGAGCCGGTCTAGGTCGGGGTGGGTTTCGAGGAAGCGGGTCACGTCGCGGCGGGATCGTTTGCCCTTGAGGTAGTGGTCGATCGCCCTGCGGACGAACATGGGCGTGGCGCAGCGGGTGTGCTTGCAATGGGTTTTCAGAGCGTTTCCTATCTGGACTATGCCGGTGTTCCCTGTTGCTGGAGGGGTTCGGGTACCGGCCGGGTGCTCGGTTTGATTTTCGGCTGGGCCGTGGCTCGCCCTCTCACTGGCTGGCGTGGAGGGTAGTTGTGGCGTAATGATCGTGTTGACAGGATTGACCGGATATGCGGCCCCCGATGTTCCACCTGCGATTCGCGAGGTCGTTCCTGAGGTTCACGGCGAAGACGCCGCAGGCAGCCCCGTCCCAGAGGTTGCCGAAGCGCTGCACCAAGCGCACGAACGTCGGAGGCGTACCGCCACAAATCCCAAAAGGCTGCGAAACGTCATGAGGGGGCTTTCGCCCCCTCGCTGCGCTTCACCCCCATCGCACTGCGGCTACGCCTTCGTGCGACCGAGCGCAGAAAGGCGGCCCCCGATGCTCCACCAGCGATACGCGAGGCCGGTCCCGAGGCTCACCGCGAAGACGCCGCAGGCAGCCCCGCCCCAGAGGAGGCCGAAGCGCAGCACCTGTCGGAGGCCCTGGGATGCTAGCGGGTTGGCGTATACGCCGTCGCATAGGCCGGTGGCGCTGGTGGCCCCGATGCCGGTGGGGATGAGCACGCCGTTGGACAGGGTGAAGTCCTCGGCATATCTCCACGAGTTGTCGATGGCTTTGGTGCGGGCCGGGAATTCGCCGATCTTGGTGTAGTTCGCCGTCGAGGTCTTGCTTGCCTTGGTGATGTCGAACACGCGGTAGAGTTCGACGCGGCCGGCGTCGTCGGAGTCCTTGACCGAGTTGGCGATGAGGTCGGCGTCGGCCTCGTAGATGCCGTTGAACAGTTCGATGCCTTGCAGTCGGACAGGCTGGCGGGTGGCGTTGGCGGTTGTGGGGCGGCCGTCGATGCCGAGCAGCTTGTCGGTGGCCCCGGTCTTCCACGGCATGCTGCTGACGAAGCATGCGGTGGTCGTGGTGATGGCGTCGCCGTCGAGGTTGAGCGCGGTGTTGTTGGCGTCGATGGCGGTCTTGCTCAGGATGGTGCGGGCGCGGGCGGAGCTGTAGTTGCCGGCATTGCCACGTTCGCGGTCGGTGCCGACATTGACGGTGCTGCCTACCTCGAAGCTGCCGGCGGCGCTGGCGGCGATGATGACTCGTTTGGCGTTGGTTTCGGCCGTCGTGACGGCGGTCTGGCTGTTGCAGTCCCAGCATCCGCCGAGCACGTCCGAGTTTTTGGTGGCGTATTTGATCATGAGCATGAGCTGGATATAGAAGTTGTCGCCGGCGCAGCGGCCGGCGTAGCCCTTGCCCTTCTTGGCTGCGTAGTCGATGGCTCGGTTCTGGGAGCCGAATTCTCGGTCGATCTCCTTGCCGCTGACGGACAGTGGGCGTTGCTGGGAGTCGAGGGAGGCGGCGTATTTCGCGAATAATAGGCATGGCCGTTTGCTGCCGTCGGGCAGCAGCACGCCGGGCATGGGCGTGTAGCCGTCGTATTGGGTGTCGCTGTAGAGGAATTCGTTGTGGGTGCTCGTGCTTTCGAGCTTGTAGTATCCGGGGCATGTCATGACGTACACGTCGCCGTTCGATCCGTCGCGTTTGAAGCGGGTGTCGAGGCCGTCGATGGCGGTGACGTGGGGTATGCCGTCGTCGTCCACGGTGGCGTTGACGTCCCACGTGCGGAAGGCGTTCAGGGCGCTGTAGTCGTCTCTGCCGGCCTTGTCGTTGGTGCTGATCTCGATGGTCAGGTTGGCGTTGTCGCGGGTCTTCACGCCGACCGGGGTGTTGCTGTACGTGTATTTGGGGAATTTCACGCCGTACACCCTGCCGTCCGTGTGGGCGGCCATGTAGGCGACGACGTTCCCGTATTCGCCCTTGGCGTTGTCGTATTCGAACTTCGCGCCGCCTGTGGCGTTGGCGTGGACTTTGGCGATGAGCTTGGCGGTGTCCTCCAAGGTCATGACCTTCTGCGTGTTCGCCATGATGTTCCTTCCTACTGGTTGATGATGGAGAGCGCCCAATCGATGTCGTCTTGGGTGAGGGGCTGGATCGCGTCGCCGCCCAGGGCGGGTTCGATCACGGTCTCGTACTGTTCGTCGATTTCGGCCTGTGTGGCGAAGACCACGCCCGCGCTGGCGCTGGCAGCGATCTTTTCCTTGCAGTCGTCGGAGAGCTGCGCGTATTCGATGGTCGAGGTGCGGGCTGCTTCGGCGGCGTCGCGTGCGTCGCCGGCGGCGCTGGTTGCCTTGGATGCGGCGTCGTTGGCCTTGCCGGCCGCCGTGGCCGCTGCGGTCGCGGCCGTGTCTGCCGCCGTGGCCTTGTCGTTGGCGTTGGATGCGGCCGTGGTGGCCGAGCTAGCCGCGCCGTTCGCCTTGGATGCCGCAGTGCTCGCGGCCGTGGCCGCCGCGCTGGCGTTCGTGGTGGCGGTGTTGGCCTTGCCTGTGGCGGTGTTCGCGGCCGCGGCCGCCGTGTTCGCCGCCGTCGCGGCCGTGTTGGCCTTGCCTGCTGCGGTGTTGGCGCTGCTGGTTGCCTTGTCGGCGTCGAGGATGAGCTGTTCGATCCGGCCGAGCTTGTCGTCCGCGTCGGGTGACGTGGCGTCGAACACGGCGCGTTCCACGAGCCCATAGAAGTTGCGCGAGCACACCTTGTGGCCGCCGCTGCTGACCTCGATGCCCATGAGGATCGCGCCGGCGTGCTGCAACGCCTTGCGCGGCACGGCGACGCGGTACGTGGCCGTGGGGATGCCGAACACTGCCGGCATGCTCACGCGGTCGCCCAGCCCGCTGCCGGGACTGGTGTTGTAGGCGAGCGCGACGGTGATGCCGGTGGTGTCGGTGATGGGGGTGCCGTTGTCGGTGAGTTCGACGGTGATGGTGCGGCCGTTGATGTCGCCGGCGTTGAGGCGTATGTCTGCGATGTAGCCGTTGGCTAGGTCGAGTTGGATGGGTTCGCCTGCGGCTTCGCGGAAGCTGTCAAGCGTTGCCATTGTCGTCGTCCTTGTTGGATTGGTCGGTGAGGCGTTGGTTTTCCTTGGCGAGTATGTCGATCTGGGCTTGGAGTGCGGCGATCTGGACGGTGCTGTCGGCGAGCATTTCGCGGAGTTTGCCGATCATGGCCGGGTAGAGGTTTTTGTCGTCCATCAGTCGTGGTCCTTTCCGTCGTTGGTTTGGGTGAGTGATTCGATGAATCGGTCGGTGGCGTCGTTGATGTCGTCGGCGTGGTCGGCGAGGAGGTTGCCGAGTTCCGTTGGTTCGATGCCGGCGGGCAGCGCGATGGTGGTCGGGGCGTCGGTTTCGTCTTCGGCGGATGGGTTGGTGGTTGCCGTGTCCGGCAGGAGCGGGAGGCCGAGCAGGCCGCGTGTTTTGTTGCGGCCGGCGGTGAGCGGATCGTCGGGTGTATTGTCGGCGGGCGCGGTGGTGGTGTTGATGGCGTTTTCGATGGCGTTGTAGGCGCTTGTCCATGCGGTTTCGCCGGTTTGGGGGTCTGGGTCTGGTTCGCCGTGGTCTCGGACGTGGAGGATGGCGGCTACGGCTTCGGTGTCGGTTTCGATGCCGAGGAGTGTGCGCCATGATGCGATTGCGGCGAGTGGTATGGCGTCGTGGCGCATGTCGGGTGTGGGTGGCGTGGTGGCGATGGTGGTCATGCCGTCGGTGACTGCGGCCGGCGGGGTGGTGTCGGCGGTGAGGGGTCGGTCTATGAGGAGGGTGGGCTGGTCGTTGATGGTGGTGACTTGCATGGGCATCTCCTATTTCTTGAGGAATCCGATGGTGTGGAGCTGGTAGGGTTTGTTGCCTTGGAACAGGGCCGCATAATGCGTGTTGATGGATAGGTTGGAGACGACGCCGGTGCTGGTGTTGCGGTTCCAACTGGCATCCATATTGGTGACCACCCTCTCCGGCGGCGTGTACACCCAGACACTCCAACCGCTTGCCGTGCAGTCGGACACGGTGGCTATGAACAGACCGGGATCGTCCTGCCGGTGATCGACGGTGGCGAACGCCTTGTATGAGCCGTATTTCGCGGGATTGGAGGATGTGAGGGTGTATTGCGTGTATTTCATGGCTCCGATGTTTTGGCCTTCCCACCACGCGGTTTGGAAGGTGGAGCGCCCGCCGGAGAAGCCGCCGAGGAAGCCTCCCATGTACAGGTATCCGCTGTCGATGTCGGCTTGGATTCCGACCAGGCCATTGGGGTCTCGCGCTGCGAGCGTGGCGGTCGTGTCCCCGGTCTTGGGAGACCACAGACTTAGGTAGGCACGCCTACTGCTGGAATCGGTCGAGTCATAGTCCTTTTCTGCGGCGAGAAACACGGTGCCGACCTTGGTGGTGTTGTCGTCGGCCTTGCGTTCGCCGATTCTGGCGAACGCGCCGGGGTCGTGCTCCGCGCGGCGGCCGCCGTTGAACGTGAGCGCGCTGACTTCGCCCTCCTGCTGCGTGGTGGACTCGACCGCGATGTACGGGTGCCGGTACGAGCCGCTTCCGTGGTAGAACTGGATGCCTGCGCCTTCTAAGGAGTCCGTGCCGGAGATTTCGGTCTGTTTGAAACTCGGGCTGATTTGCACCCTGTTGCCGGTTCGGGCGGTTCGGAAGGTGCCGGTCAGGAGGTTGTTGGCACCGTTCCCGTCGAGGTGGACGGTTTCGTTGCCGTTGGCGTCGGTCATGGCGAACTGGCCGGTGTCGAGGTTCCAGTAGGAGCGTTTGCCGGTGATGACGCCGGTCTTCATATAGGTGGCGTTGATGTACAGCAGGCCGTTGGACAGGTAGAGGCCCTGTTTTTGGCCGTTGTTGGTGAGTTTGTCGAAGATGTAGGTCTGGGTCAGTTCCCCTTCGAAGGTGTCCACGTAGCTGCGGGCGGCGGTTTCGTCGGTGCATTGCAGGCCGGTCCAGTACCAGTCGGCGTCGGATGCGGCGGCGGTGTTGCGATCGACCTGCATCCACAGGCGTGCGGTTTTGGCGTTGGATGGCACGGTGTAGCTGCCGGACACGTATGTCCAGCCGCTCGCGTTGGCGGCGGCTCTGGCGATGGCCTGCCAGTGGTTCGTGCCGTCGGTGCCGATCCAGTAGATGCCGAAGCTGCTGGTGACATTGCCGGCCTTGCGGTACGCCCAACCGGACAGGCGGAACGTGTGGCTCCGGAACGTGTCGAGCAGCCATCCGAAGAACGTGTCGCGCACGTTGCCCAGGTGGATCGCGCTCGTGATGCCCTCGGGGTGTGTGGCGGGCATTGTCTTGGTGAGTTTGCTCGCGCCGAGCTTGTCGAGGTCGTGGTCGGGGTTGCCGTTCGGGTTGCGCACGAGGTTGCTGCCGTAGGCCATGATCGCCTCGGCGTAGGTCTTCGCGCCGGACAGTGCCGTGTTGGCCTTGGCGGTCGCGTCGCTTTTCGCGCTGCTGAGCGTGCTGGCACCCACGCGGTCGGCGTAGGCTTTGGCGGCGGTCTGCGCGTCCGTGGCGAGTTTCTGGGCTTGGGTCTGGGTGGCGAGGCCGGATGCCTTGTTGCCGTTGATGGTCGAATTGGCGGACAGGCTGAATTCGCCGGTGTCCATATCCCAGTAGTTCAGGCCTGCTGCGTCGGAGAGTCGGCCGGTGAACACGGTGTCGGCGAAGATGCCTTTGCCGTTGGCGAGCGCCCGGAAGTCCCAGTCCCCGTTCGGTTTTTTGTGGTCGGCGATGCGCCAGTAGCCGCCGCCGATGTGGATGCATTGGGTGGGGTTCTGGTCTTCCGGTTTGTCGTAGACGTAGATGCCTTGGCCGGGTTTGAGGTACGTGTATCCGCCGGTGGCGTTCATGATCTGGTTGATGCGGTCGATGAGGTCCTTCATGTACGGGCCGGTGCCGCCGGCGGCGCTGTTCCATGCGCCGGAGTTGGAGACGAGTTTGTCGAGGGCCTGCTGTTGGGCGGCCATGCGCTGCGTGTATGTCTGGCGGATGTTGCCGAGGGTGATCTTGGTGTCGGCGAGGCTGCCGGCCAGGTCTTCCTCGATCTGGAGGATGCGGCCTTCGAGGCGCAATGGTGTGGTGAAGCTGGTGTCGATGATCTGCACGCTGTCGCCGACGTCCGTGCCTTCCGGGTCGTAGCCGGCTTGGCCGAGTGCGGTCACGTCGGCGGTGTAGCTGACGGTCGGCGTGGTGCGGGTCTTGAGCGCCGCTTTGGTAAGGTTTAGGAGTTCCTTGGGGTCTTCGCAGTCGGGGAAGTCCACGCTTGCTTCGCTGTGGTGTTTGGTGCCGTCGGCTCCCACGATGCCCCAGTTGGCGAGCGCTTGGTCGTCTTGGATGTAGGGTTTGCCGTTGTTGACGTCGGCGAAGCTGATTTTGCGGCCGTATCCGCCGGTGGCTTCGCCTTCCTCGTTGGTTTGTTCGATGCCTTTGCCCCAGCCGTAGAGGCGGGTGATGACGTCGCCGGCGTCGATGTCTCGTTTGATCTGGGTGAGGTCTTTGCCGTATTCGAAGCGTTTCGTGGTGTTGGTGGAGCCTCGGTGTTCGACGAGGTGGATGATGCGCCGGCCGATCCGGTTGCCGGTCGGGTCGGGCTGGTATTCGGTCTGGACTTCGAGCCCGTAGGTGTCGGCGGTCTTCTGGACGGCTTCGAGGACGGTGCAGTGGTAGAAGGCGAGGTCCGCCGTGCCGGTGATGGTGCCGGTCTCGACGGTGCCGACCGCCCACCGGGTGCCTTCCAGTGCCTTGGCGAGGCAGGCTTTGGCGTTCGCGTTGCGGTTGCGTTTGTCCTCGATATAGGTGCGCGAGAGTTCCGCGATGCCGCCGGCGCAGTAGGCGACGGTGACGGGCATGCCTGCGGCGCGGGCGGTCTGGGTGGACTGGCACAGGTATTCCGCCCAACGGCCCATCGAGTCCTTGAAGACGATGCGTTCGTCCTTGTTGATCTCGCCGATGGTGGTGATATCAAGGGTGTCGGTGCCGTCGGTGGCTCTGGTGCGGACGGCTTTGATGGCGTAGGGCAGGTCGCCGAGCGGGTTGCCCCAGCGGTCGAAGATCATGTAACGCAAAACGTGTCTCCTAGATGAGTGTGAGCGGCCGGTAGGCGAGGGTGCCGGTGCAGCCGGTGAGGGTGACGGTGTTCACGCCGGGCGGCAGTGGGAAGTAGTCGGAATCGAGGGTGGGTGTCATGAGGTTGCCGTTGACGCGCAGCTCGCGCGAGTCCGGCGCAGTGTCGATGGAGATGCGGCCGGTGATCGTCGTGGTGGATGCGAACGTGAGCTTGTGGCCGTGCGCGTCCTGCATGCCGACGGTCTTGGCGTTGGCGGCGGGGGTGAGCGCCCATGCGGGCCAGCATGGCCGGTTGCCTTTGACGTGGATCGCGTTCGCGCCCGTTTTGAGCGCGATGGATCGGCTGCGGCCGACGAGATAAGGGGCGGCGTCGATGCTCACGGTGACGAGCGTGGCGACCTGCCGGGGGCCGGCCCATTTGTCCTCCCACGCGGAAAGGCTCATGCGGCCCCGGTATTCGCCGGGCAATCCCCGCCATGAGAGCGTGACCACTGTGCCGGCCAGGGCCGCGAGCCGTGTCTTGGCGGCGAGGATGTCGTCTTCGCCGCCGATCGCGTACAGGGCGAGCGTGATGGCGCGGTCGCCCATGTACGCAGCCCCCGAGGGGTCGGTGAGGGTCAGGTCGAGCCGGCCGTCCCGGCCGGGCATGTCCTGCACGCTCACCGTGGGTTCGGCGTTGCCGATGGTCACGCCGTCGGAGGTCAGGGACAGCATCATGCGCTCCAGCGGGACGCCGTTGAGCGTGGGGTCTTCGACATGCGGCAGGCGCATGCGCCGCTGGTAGAGCATGATGCTTTCCTCTCTGTTAACGGCCTCTCATGGCGAGGCTGTTGAGTTCGTAGCTCATTGGTTTGGCGAGCTTGCCGGCCATGACCTCGCCGCCACGGTCGTTGAGGTTGAGCGTGATGCCGGCGGCGAGGGCCGCGTCGATCGCGTCGATGATGTCCTGTTTGGTGGCGTATCCGCCGGCCTGTTCGTCCATCGTGTACGCGATCCGGCCGCCGTTGACGGTGCCGTGGTATGCGAGCGGGGTTTCGAGTCGGCTGGTGTCGGTCTTCAGGCTGACGGTCGGGACCATGTCGGTCAGTCCGTCGATGCTGTCGGCGACGAGGCCGCTGGCCTTGTCGATGCCTTGGGCCATGCCGGCGGGTATCCATTTGCCGACCTCGTCGCGGAAGATTCTCGATGGCGAGTGGATGCCGAGCACGCCCTTGGCCCAGCCGACGAGGCTGCTGCCGAGGTTGCTGATCGTGTTCCTGACCCACTGGAACGCGCCGCCGATGCCGTTGATGAGGCCGCTGATGACCTGACGGCCCGTGTCGTACAGCCATCCGCCGGCCCCGCTGACCGCGCCGAGCACGGTGTCGCGGATGCGGCCGACGGTGGCGGATACGGATTGGATGCCGTTGGACACGGCCGACGTGATCCCGTGCCAGATGTTCGACAGGTACGAGCTGACCGAGTTCCATACGCTCGTCCATACGCCGCTGATGGCGTTCAGGACGGTCGAGATGGTGTTGCGCACATTCTGGATGCATGTGGACACCACGCCGCTGATCGCGTTCCAGATGGTGGACGCGACGGACCTGACCGCGTTCCAGATGCTCGTCCACACGCTCTGGATCGCGTTGAGGACGGTGCCGATCGTGTTCCTGATGCCGTTGATGATCGGCATGAAGAACGCGACGATCTTGTTCCACACGTCGGTGAAGAACGTGCTGATGGCGGTCCATACGGTGGTCCAGACGGCCTTGATTCCGTCGAGGATGTTCGACAGGAACGCTTTGATGCCGTCCCATGTGGTCGTGAAGAAGTCCTTGATCGCGTCCCATGCGCCCTGCCAGTCTCCCTTGAGGAAGCTGAGGAACACGGCGATGACGGTGCGGATCGCGTTCACCGCGGTCGAGATGTAGCCGCTGATGAGCGTGAAGATCGTGGAGACGACGTTGTAGATCGCCGTCCAGATGGTGCTCCACACGGTGTTCGTGCTGTTCATCTGCTGGGTGATGAACGAGAGTATCCAGCCGAACACGGTGTTGATGCCGTTCTGGATCGCCTGCAAGGGTGCGACGATGAGCGCGCCGATGACGGTGAACACGTTGACGATGAAGTCTCGTATCCCGGTGAAGATCGTCGTGGCGGTCGTGCTGATGCCGGTCCACACGCCGGACAGGAACGTGGTGATCGACGTCCATGCGCCGGTGACGCCGCCGCTGATCGTCTGCCATAGGCCCGTGAAGAAGCCGGCGATGCCGTCCCATGCGGATTGCACGGTACCTGTGATCGTGGCCCATAGGTTGGCGAGGAATTCGCCGAGCCCGTTCCATAGGTCTTGCGCGGTGGCGACGATCGTGTTCCACGTGTCCGTGAGCCATGAGGTGAACGCGGCCCATGCCTTGCGGCCGACCTCGGTCTGGGTGAAGAACCAGACGAGCGCGGCCACGACGGCCGCGATGGCGACGGCGATAGCGCCAATGGGGTTTGCCGCTATGACGGCGTTGAACGCGCCCTGCACGGCGGTCGCCATTTTGGTGGCGGCGCTCCACGCGGTCTGAGCCGTCTTGACGAGGATGAGGCTGGAGCCCATCTGTTTGAGCATTTGAATCGGGCCGCCCAAGTCCATCATGAGCATGATGCCGTTGCTGATGCCCTTGGCGGCGGTCGTCACCGTGTTCATGGTTCCGGTGAGCGCCTGTAGACCGCTGTTGAGCGCCTGATAGCCCTTGACTGCGGCGAACGCGGTGCCGATGCCGATGATGATGGGCGCGAGTTCCTTGCCGTGCTGGATGAACCAGTTGAGCGTGTCGGCGACGAGTTTGATGCCGTCGGCGAGACCTTCGGGAGGGATCATGTGCGCCCAGTCGATGACCATGTTGACGACGCCCATGATCGCGTCCCTGATGGTGTCCCACGCGGATTTGAACGCGGTGATCGCGCCGTTTTCCTCCAGTTTGGAGTAGAGGCGCTGGAACCAGCCGATGAGCCCTTCGATGCCTGCCTGGACGACGGGCACGGCGTTGGTGACGCCGTCGGCGATCCAGCTCATGCCGCCGGTGATGGCGGGTTTGACGCTGTCGAGCACGCTCGCGCCGAGCTTGACGAACGCGGCTTCGAGGTTGCCGGTGGCTCCCTCGATGGTGCTGGCGGATGTGGCGGCTTCCACGGCGGCGTCGGTGAAGCCGAGCGACATGATCGCGTCGTTGAATTCCTGCGCGGTGATCTGCCCGTCGGCCATCGCGTCGCGGAAGTTGCCGGTGTAGGCTCCGGCCTCCTTGAGTGCCTGTTGGATTTTGCCGCTCGCGCCGGGGATCGCGTCCGAGAGCTGGTTCCAGTTCTCGGTCGTGAGTTTTCCCTGGCCGGCGGTCTGCGTCAGCACCATCGCCACGGACTTGAAGGTGTCGGCGGAGCCGCCGGCGACGGCGTTGAGGTTGCCTGCGGCTTCGGCGAGCTTGTCGTAGTTGGGCACGCCGTTGGCGGCGAGCTGGGCGGTGGTGTTGCGGATGTCGTTGAGGTCGTAGACGGTCTTGTCGGCGTAGTCCTGCGTGCTGGCGGTGAGTCGTTTGATCTGCTGTTCGCTGACGCCGGCGAAGTTCAGGGTGCTGGCGAACTTCTGGGCGCTGTCGGATGCGCTGGTGATCTCGCCGGACAGGCCCATGAACGCTTCGATGGCCTTGCCCGCGACGCTTTGCGCGATGCCGGTGATGACGCCGAGTTTCGCGCCGAAGCCGCCGGCGAAGCCGTTGCCGGCTTTGATGCCGGCGGTGTTGCCGGCAGTTTCCGATGCGCTGCCGAACGCCGATTCGATGGCCTTGCCGACGCCCTTCATGCTGGGCACGATCTGTACGAACGCGGTGGCGATCTCGATTGCCATGCTATGCCTCCCTGATGGTGGTGCGCGGTGCGGCCAGGTATGCGGCTAGTTGTTCGTCGTCCATCGCCATGACCTCGCCGCCCGTGGCTTCATGCCGGACGGTGCCGGGGCGTTGGAGTTGTCCGCGCCAGCGCGCGCCCTTGCGTGAGGCTTCCTTGGTTTTCGTCCAGGCGAGGAACGCGAGGCTGTCGCGGATGTCGGCGAGGAGGTAGGTTTGGTCGTCCCATGCGAGGCGCGGGTTGAGTTTTTGCCAGATGATGGACTGGCGGGGGAGGTTGGCGGCCAGTGCGGCCGCCCGGTTGGCGGGCAGTTCGCCAGTCCATATGAGGTCGGTGTTAAGCCCATAGAAACGCTGGAAGTCCGCTTCGAGCGCGTCGGGTGCCGTGGCGAGCATTCCTATGAGCGTCAGGAGTTTGGGGCGACCTGTTCGAGGAGCTGGGCGATGAATTCGCTGACCTTGTCGATGCTCACGCGCCCGGTGTCGGGGTCGCGCAATACGTCCTTCATGGCCGTGTACTGGGGGCCGCAGAGCTTCTTGAGGAAGGGGACGATGGCGAACGCGCCGGCACCGTCGCCGGACTGGGCGGTTTGGAGGTCGTAGAGGTATTCGACCATGTCGAGGTCGTCGAAGATCGCGGGGCTGACGGCGAGGGTGACGCCCATGGCCTCGACGGTCTTGGGCTGGTTTTTCGGTGTCTTGTGGTCCTGCGGCTGCTTGGCTGCCATATGCGTGTCCTTTCAGAGGGGTGCGCCCGCCGGATGGCGGGCGCGGGGTGGGATCACTTGCTGAGCGAGGCGGTGGCGACGTTGGCGATGTATTCGACGCTGGTGGCTCCGTTGATGAGGTCGCTCGGGTTGGCGCTCATGGTCACGCCGTAGCCGATGGCGTCGCCGGCGCTGTAGGTGGTGTCGTCGAATTCGGTGATGGTGCCTTCGGCGACGACGATGCGCTTGACTCGGTTGCCGGTCATGGCGATCTCGAACACGAGCACGAGGCTTTCGCCGGACGGGATGGCGTGGTAGACGGTGAGCTTGTCTGCGGTGCCGGTGACGTTCGCGGTGCCGAAGCGCAGTTTGAGGCTGGCTTCGTTGGTTTCGATCATGTTGAACTGCCATGTCTCGCCGTAGCCGCTGATCTCGGACAGCACCTTGATGCCGCCCATCTCGTTGATGTCGGTGGTGTCGGTGTCGGTGGCGTTGGTGACGCCGTCCTCCGACAGGTAGCCGACGCAGGTGTATGCTGCCGGCAGGGCTGTGGTGGCGTCGGTCGGCAGGGCGGTTCCTGCGGGCGCGTAGTAGAGGCAGCCGGTCTTCTTGGGCTTGCCGAGGCTGACGTTTTTCTTGTTGTTGTGGTTGGTTTCGGCCATGATGGTGCCTTTCGGATGGGGCGGCGTCGTCTTATTGGGTGGCGGCGTCGAGGCTTATGGTGATCTGGTATCGGGGCTGGGGCGGCGGGCCGGGGTCGGGGAAGTCGATGACGCTTTCCACGCTGTCT